GATTGAGGAACCAGATGTAATGCGATACAACGCTTCGTCACGATAGACTGCGAAGCCGAGTACGCCGTACCAGCCCATTGGGCGGAAGCGCATCAACTTGTCAGTTACGTTACCGATAACAACGTGTGGTTCTTCAGCGACGGCTTCTGCCATTGCTTGAGCACCGCAAAGAATTGTGTTGTAAACGCGGGTTACTGGAGTTACAGTTACAACTGTGGTTGCAGAAACTGCACCAGTGTTTGCTGTGTCTACAGTGAAGGTTGTGGTTGAGCCAGAGGTGCTGATTGCAGTAATCTTTGCACCTGAAGCGATACCAGTTCCAGCAATCTTGTCGCCAACTTCTGCGCGAGTTGCGATAACAGCAGTTGAAGCAACACCGAAGGTGAAGCCTGCTGAGGTACCTGCAACGGTTACAGCGGTTGTAGCAAGAGCGGTCTGGTCTGCACCAGTCTTAGCATTGTATAGACGTGGTGATTCAACAAAGAATGCACCTTCGAAGTCTCCAATTTCGCCAGCCCAGATGTTATCTACTGCTGGGTTTGATTGTGCGTGGATGAAGTTCCAGCCCATATTTCCAGTTTCTGCACGAAGGTCGTGTGAAACATCTGGGTGGATACCTGTCCAGTATAGAGAACCGCGACGAGCCTTTGCCTTATTGCTACGCAATTTAGCAACAGCCTTGCGGATGTCTGCAGAATCGATTGTGTCAGCAGCATCTACGTTAGCAACAGCGGTTGCGTTGCCTGCGAAAATGTTGTTTGAACCAGAGCGGAGAGTTGTCATTGCGACAGAGTCGATTGAGTCAGCGAGGTTGTAAGCAATGATGTTTGCAATCGCTGGGTCAACGTCTGCGAGTGAGAACAACTCGAGAGCGCGGGTTACGAGAACTGCGTTACCGTACTCAGAAAGAGTAATGGTTACGGAAGTTGGTGTTGAAAGAGCAACTGCATCTGGGTCTGTTGTTTCAGTCAGAGCGGTTGTTGCTTGTGCAAGGTCAACGTACTTCTGTAGAACTACGGTTGAGCCTGGGAATGCTTGGCGGGCTGGGCGCTTATCTGCGACTGAACGAATGAGTGGTTCAGAACGGAGCGCAAACTCTAGAAGACGGTCATATGCCTTCTGTACGAGACCAGCACCACCTACGGAACCTCCGAGAGAGGAGGCACCTGTATCTGTGTATGCGTTGGACATTGTGTTGCGTCACCTCCAAGTGACTATGAACGGTTGATTATTCTTGTGAACGCAATATGCTAAGAATCTCCTCGGCAGAGGATGCGTTGTTTAGACGTGATTCAAAGTCTTGCGCTTTATCGGGAGTAACCGCTCCCTGGGTAAGAATGTCTTGGTTGCGTAGTGCAGCAAGATTGTTCTTATCTATTTCGGGGGCATCTGCAGTCTTGATTCCGAATAGGTCAGCATTATCATCGAGCCAGGAATTTACTGCCTCTTCGTTAATGTCTTCCAAGTCTTTCATAATCAGACGTGCAGCCTTTGCGTTTACGCCCTTCTTTTCTAGGACTTGACGTACAGTCGACTCTTTCTTTTCTTTGAGGAATCCCTCAAGTTGTTCAGATAGTTCCTTGATACGCTTTTCGTCTGCTCTTTTGGCTTTACGTAGTTTCTTAACTAAGTCATTGCCATCTAGACCATCGTTGGTATCTAGTTCGTCGTCTTCGTCTTCCCAGTAGTTGTTGCTCATAGCAACTGTCCACCCTTCTATTCGTTGTTAGTCGCAAGCCTCAATGACCACGCGGGGACTGTGGGTTGGCTCTTGCTACCAGTCTGTTACGCTGGCGGGGCTGGTCGGTCCGCTCAGGATTCTCTTTTAGAAAGCGCGATTTGCTCTGCGCTGTGATGCCATTCCGAGTTCTGCTCGTCCTTGCTTAGCAGCAAAGCGGGCTTCTTCTTCGGCTGTTAGTTTCTCTAATTGCTGTAATTCTTTTGCAGACTGAGTAATGACAGCCTTCTCTAGACCTACTTGACCGATATCTTCCATCTTTGAAATACCAGCGAGTTTAGATGTTGTAGGTAATGCTCTAGCAATCCTGCTAAACTGAGGCGTGAGTGAACTAAATGTTTCGCCTCTACGAGCATATTCTTGTGCTCGTCCTAGGTCAAGTCCACCAATTCGGTTGATTGCTCCGAGTCCTTGTTGTTCTGCTGCTGCCAATACTTCGTATTGAGCAAGTTCATCTACGAGTTGGTCAACACCTTTCTGACCAAGAAGAATTGTTCTAGCAAGAGTAGGTCTATCAACTGTTGGGAAGTATCTACTAAAGGTATCTTTAATAGCCTTAGGAGCCATATCAATACGCTGATAAGCCTTAGCAATCTTCTCGGCTATCGTGGTAACAGAGTTACCCTTACCAATAAGTTCTCCAGTAAATTCTTCAGTAGCAAGGTCATCAAGGTTTGCTTGCTTTAGTAGGTCAGCCATACCAGCCTGAGAGGCTACGTACTGTGCGATTGTTGGTACCTCGACTGGCTTACCAGCCTGTCTTAAATCTTGAAGTGCGTAGATACCCTTGAATCGGTCAGTGAATGCTTTGAGATTAGGATTGTTACGGGCATCAAGCAACGCCATATTAAATGATGTTGCGACATCTACACCGTTTCTATAAAACTTAGAAACTACATTATAGAGTTCATCCATCCAGCCTTTAGTAAGTTCAGCCTGACCAAAGTACAAAGCCATTGTGGACTTAAATACATCCTTGGCTAGTGTTGGTCCAGTGACTACATTTCCAGTATTTACATTACCTGTATTAACGTTACCAGTATTTACATTACCTGTATTAACATTACCCGTATTGACGTTACCTGTATTAACATTACCCGTATTGACGTTACCAGTGTTTTGTTGGGTTCCATATTTAGGATATCTAACAAGACTCCAGTATCCGCCACGTCCGCCTACTTCTGAACGCCAAACATAATCATATGTGTATTCTTCATCAGCAGGGGGAACTGCTGGCTTTTCACCTCTACCTGCTTCTTCTTGTGCAGCAGTGTATGAGGCTTGACGAATTGTTGAAAGTTGTTCCGCTCTAGATAAACCACCAACATTAACTCCTGCAGCCTCTGCTTTTTGAGCAGTAGCAAGTGCTCTTTTTGCAGCACTTAATGCTCTGCTTGCTGCGGCAACTTTGCTTACGCCAGTTCCTTTGGCTGCATCAAAAGCCTTTTGAGCCTCATCTAGCGCTGCTTGTGCTTCTTCAACGGTCATATTTTTTTATACTCCGAATCCCATAGCGCCTGCTAAACCAATAGCAAGGTCTCGTGCTCCTTCAATAGCCCAAGGTGCCTTTTCTGCATTAGGATGAAACTTAAGATAATCATCCCATTCAGAAAGAGACTTCATTGGAACTTTTCCTGCAGTACCATCTGGACGCAAAAATTTATCTAGGTCAGCATTGTCTAGGTCAACTGTTGTTGGGTCTATACCCCACCATTTAGCCATACGACCAATGTAAGGTTGTGCCAAGTCCATTACGGTTAGGCTAGGGTTAGCCTTAAGACGCTCTGCAAATAATGGGTAAAGTTCTGCAGCCTTAGCGTTGAACTGTTCTTGAAGTTTATTAATATTTACTTCGCCCTTTGTGAGTTGCAGGGCGTAATTAGCAATCTCTTTGTCAGAAAGATATCCAAGACCATTAGCCTTAAGGATTGTTCTGACATTACCAATCTTATCGATAACACTTGTTGGTAGAGTCTTTGGGTCTCCGATGTTAACCTTAGACCAGAGATAGTTTTGAGCGAATGAGTTAGCATCAAATAGGCTAGGTGTTTCAATAATCTCAGTTGTGCCATCTGGCTTAACAACTGTCTGCTTTGTCTTGCCACTAGCCTTTGCTGCTGCTGTCAACTTTGTATAGAAGTCTGCTAGGTCTTGCTCACCAAACTGAGCAAATGGACCCTCTGTAAAACCCAACTGTCTTGCTGCTTGATTCAAGATTGCATCAGTAGTAATCTTGTCATAGTTGGTATAGGTATAGGTTGCGTCGACTCGCTTAGGTGCGTTGTCTAATTGAACCTGCAGTACATCCCAAGGGGTCTGCTTCTTGCCTTCTTTGTATGAGGCTACAGCAGCATCGACAATGCTATTCCATACAGTCTTGCGAGCAGCGTCGGTAGGTTGACGATTCTGGACTGTAATGATGTACTGGGCTAGAGCGGTCTGTGCTTTCTCAGATAACTTAGAGAAACTCTTCTTAACAAAGGCAGAATCTTTCTTGACTAAGTTACCATCTTTATCTGGCATCCAGATGTAGTTGATAGTTTTCTTAGAACCTTTGCCCTCAAAATTAATTACAGTTGACGGTGGGGGCAACTGAGTCTTTCTATACCTGGTCAAGGTCCTACCTCCGTGAGTTGGTCGTTCAAGAAATATCTATCTACAATGTCTGCAAGTTTTGGGTCAAGCAATGGAACAATACTTTCTACATATTGAATCCAAGCATCTTTAACATCAGTCTTATAACCGTCTGGTGCATCCTTAAGAATTTTCGCGTAGTCATCACGATATTTCATAAGTGCTTCTACGTGAGTCCAGAACTGAGTATTGCCGTGCTTAGCCATAAACTTTTCATTCTTAACAATTTGAGTTAAGCCCCAAGCATATTTATAAGAAACATCTTGAGTAAAACGAGTGTCGTATTCTCTGCCCCAGGCTGGGCTATAAGCAGATAATTCTTCTGCATATTTCTTAAGTGCTTCCCTTAATTCTGGGACAGAAGCATAACTTGCATAACCCTTTTTTGGGTCTGTTGCTAAATCATTTAAATACTTTTTATAGTCTGAGTAAGCCTTCCATACACGACCTACTTCAATATCCTTTTCGACATCACCTATTGACTTAAGCGGCAAGTTAAGAGTTGTTCCATCTGGCAGCGTAACTCCAGGCTTATTAAGGATTCTGCTGATATTAGGGTCAGAGTCACGAGGTAGGTCAGCGGTAATAAGACCAATGAGGTTCTTATCTAGTGAGCCTAGTTTCTTAACTAGACCAACGTTCTCTTCCCAGACTCGCTTGTATCCCTCAACTGTAGGAACTACATATGCAGCCTTTGGTCTGCGCTTTGCGCCAAAAGATAGGCGCTCCATTGGAAATGGATTAGTTGCACCAAGTACTGCTGCTCGTTCATTTAGGTCACGCTCAGCGGCTGCTTTAGCATCACGTTCGCTCATACCCTGGGCAATGTACTTGTCAGTTGCTGCCGTGAAGTATGTGCGGAAAATGCTATCTGGTCGCATATCGACCACTGCTGGCGTACCAAGTGGTGAGGCAAACTGCCAAAGAGCCTTTTCAAAGAACTTCTTGCGAGCGTTCTTTTTGACTATTTCTTCAGTTGGAGCCTTACCAATACCCATCTCATATAGAGCCATTTGGTAGTTCCACTCAGAGGTATAAGAGTCAACCCACTCTTTCTTTGAGTCATCACCATTAAGCCATACCAAGAAGTTACGTGCATAGGCTGGAGTAAAGGTTTGTAGCGCTTGCTTACCTAAATCGGTTTCTACTCCATATGGGAAAAGTTCTTCATACGAATAACCTGGAATCTTGCCCAAGGTTTCATCGATTGTCTTCTTGAGAACCGCATCATTGCCTGGAGCCATCTTTAGTATCTGACCAATAGCCAGTGGAATTACGTATGATGGACCAGCAAGGTTGGCAATAAAGTTAATTGCTCTAGTTCCAACCAAGATACCTTTACCTTGCTTTAAGCCAAGTTCTTTGGTACCAGGAACCAACAAGTACTCAGCATCAAGAACATCATCAACTGGGTTACCATACTTGTCAACTCCAAAGGAGTTATAGACTCCATAGTAAGAGTTCAAGAAGCCAGCCATACGCTGTGGCGCTTTGGCTACAAATCTACTATAGCGATACAGACCACTGGCAGATGCCGCTGGGAACGAAAGTACAGAGCGAGCCATAAACAATGCTCTGTTCTGGCGACGAATTGAGTAGAAGGTCTTTTCTGCTTCTTTAACCATCTCAATCGCTGCAGCCTGACGAACTGTATTTAGAGTATTCGTCGTAATTTCTTCGCCTTGTGATGCAAGCAATTCTAGTTTTTGAATTGTGCGGCTCTTAAGTTCTGTGTTACCCCAAGCCCAACGGATAGCATTTTCAGGTGCACCTAGTTTAGTCCAAGCCCAACTTGATGCTCTATCAAAAGCCTCTAAGAAATTCTTCGACTGCTCGATTGGTGTTGCGTACTTGTTATCAAGCGGATTGATTGGAGTTAAGCGTTCTAATTTATCGCCAAGAAGTTGAGCAAGTTGATTGCCTCGCACCTCTCCTGCTGCGGCAGCAGCCTTGGCTTCTATCGTCGGTAGATAACGATTGACATAAGCAATCTGGTCATCAATGATGTCGATAATTTCAGACTTATCACGACCGAACTCAGCAGCATATGAAGCACCGCT